GACGAAAGTAATTTTATTCTTCTTCTATCTTTAGAAGCATAAACAATATTTCCAGAAAAAACTACTGGCTGAATTGACGCACATCCATCAGTCGATAACTGCTGAGAGAATGTATTTCCTGATTTAAAAGCTCCATTATTACCAGACGAATGAAGTTCAACTCCACCTGTAGTTCCTACATATAATCCATTTATTCCTGATTGTAACCATTGGATTGAACAGAATCCGCCAGTTGAACCTTGTGTTATATTGAATGGGGATGTTGATTGGTTAGTGTCGTTATTAGTTCCTAATCCAGAATAATCGGATGATGTATCTTCATAAAAAGTAAGATTATGGAATCTCCAAAAATATTGATCTGAGCTACACCATATAGTTGAAGGGTATCTATCAGTACCTCCAAGTATTAATCGTCCATTAGAGTAAGTTACTGTCTTAGGAAATCCGCCTATATTATCCCATGCTCCTATATACCAATCTCTTGTAGAGGAATCAGTCGTTATTCCTGTATAATATACAAGACGAGCTTTCATTGACTTTGTAGTATTTGCTACGTTTCCACCTTCTGTTAAAAATAGAAGGGTTCTATCGCTAAGAGTAACAGTAATATAAGTAGTAAGTCCAACATTCCAAACATCCTGAGTCAGCTGCGTTCCAGATGAATTTACTATATATAAATCATATTTTCCTGCTGCATCATCTACCCATTTAAGTTTAAAATTAGGATCAAAGTTTTTAGACCCTAGAGGATAGCACATAGCTACCATTGAATCTGCTAGTGAAGTGGATGCTGTTGATTTCTGCGCAATAACATAATACGAAAGTAATCTAATTGAAAAGTTACTTGTAAGAGATAATCTAAATAATATTCGTGGGTGCATTGCCCCGTTTACTAAAACTATCGTATCTCCAACGTAGCAATATTGTACAGGAAGTGGGCACACAGTAGTTGTATACGTATCTACTCCTGCTGTTATCTGTTTTGATGCTAATGTCTGTTGGTCAACATACGCCCATAAACCTGTTCCTGAATTATATTTGTATTGATGAATAAATGTATATCCATCACTTGCTCCTCCTACGACATAAAATAAAAAGAAAATATAGGAGTTTCCTTTAGCATCTTTGAATGGAATGCATTGCGTTGTTGATACAAAATCACGCACTCCTGCACTTAAATTAGAGTAGAAATCGGTAATAAATTCTAGAGATGGGCGGGATTTAACTCCACCCTCTTCTGATGGAACTAGGTTAATCATCTCTTCCACTGACTCTTTGTATACTGCTAAATCACTTCTTCCATTTAACTTTTTACTCACCATACCTGATGAGAAAGAATTGATAATCGAATTAAACTTAGCCATTACAACCTCGTTGTAATAAATACAGGTTCTTGGAATGAATCAGGAGAATTACTAATAGCATTGTTTCTTCTAGCTTGTGCTAAATCTTCTCTGTGTCTAGCTTGTACAAGTTGTGTAAGCGTACTACTTTGAGCAATTTGGTAGCTCATCATATCTGCTAGCTTAGACGCAAAACACATTGCAAATGAGGAATCAAATGAAGATTCCGTCACATCGTTTCTAACATATTTAATTTTTACTGTTTGTTGATTTAAAAGAACATAGCCACCTTCTTCTTTGAAGGTGTCTGTATAATCATAGAAACTAACTATTCTTAGACAATCAGCAGGTAGTTGGATTTTATATTTATATTCAAATAGAACTCCCGTTACTCCGGTAACAGACGCTCTTTTCATAGCGAAGTTCCAGTTATGTGATCTTAATAAGTGGAGTTTTGTATTTGCGTAGTAAGTTAAACAGGTCTTAGCTTCTTTAGTATTATCGTTTATAGATGTGATATTTTCTGCTCCAAGTAAGCCAAGAGCCATATTGCAAATTTCTACTTGTGTTGCCATAAGAACTCCATAAAAAATGAGGGAGTTATTCACTCCCCCAATACAACAGGAATAAGCTACATTTTAAGATTAATCTAAAACGTAGAAAACAGCAACTTTGATTTCAACATTGTTGTTTGTTGAAATTTCTGAACATCCTAAAACTACTTGTGTTTCAGCTGTGAAGCGCTTAAACATGCCAGCAGCTCCTGCGGCAGGCTTTGCGAAAACAGCTTGACCGCCAGCATCAGCAGATGCAATAAAAGCATCATCGTCAGCTACGTCAACACCATTAGCTTCATAACCAAGTTTTAGAATTCCAGTTGTACCTAAAGATGCACAAGCGATTGTTGCATCAACAACACGTGCGCCTTGTGGAAGTTTAAGTCCACCAAGTTTTACTACGTCACCAACGTCAATAACACCTGCTGGTAGTGTGTAAGAATCGAAAAGGCATTTAACCTTACCGCCTGACTCACCTTGCTCAACAGGACGAGATGGTACATTTACAAAAGCTTTTGTGTAATTAACACCATATACAGTATCTAAAGCCATAAAATCTCCTATTAAATAGGGGAGCTTTTAACTCCCCAAAATCATTATTCTTTGCAGTTAATAACTAAAGTCTTAGCATCTTCCATTCTCATAAAACCAAGACTCATTTTAATATAGAGCTGATTAGAGAAAGATTTGTCAGCACGCTTACCGATTTCAGTTGTGATATCTTGACCCATACCACGAATCATAGCGTCGCCTACCCATGATAAACACATACGGTTGTTGTCTGAACTTGTAGCTGTTCCACCTGCATTATAAACACCTGTAGAAGCTGTGTAACTTCCGTAAGCTTGTTTTAAAAGACGGTTACTTACAATAAATTTAAAGCCACAGAAAGTATCTACTTTACCTTCAGCAAGAGCTTTAACTGTATTGTAGTCTGAATTAGTTACCTGAGTTGTATTAAGAAGTGCACGAATTTGGCTAGGACTTACAGTCATAAAACGTGGCATATCTGGATCAATGTCAGCTGCATCGAAAATCTCTTTAGCATGAAGTAGAGTATCTACATTCAAATTAGAAAGAGCTGTTCCATTAGAAGCTGCTATTTTCTGTGCGCTAGGATATGCAACAGGTGTTCCACCATCAACATCTTCATAAGCTGCTGCTGTGAAAGCTTGAACAAACATATCATCTTTCTTACGACCGAAAGCATTTACTGCTGCCATGAGGTAATCAGATTCAGGCATATGGATCATTCTTAATTTATCCATGTCGTCAATGAGTGTTCCCCAATCCTTATCAGACATAGTAATCATACGTCTATTGTGATACATTTGTACGTTTGGGGTATCTGGATTACGTGTTGTACGATCTAGCGCAGTTGTAGGTCCAAGAATATCAAGGAACTTAGCTGTGCCGTTAATTGTTTCTGTTCTGCAATATTGTTCAAATTTTGAACCTTTTTGTTGAGCAAGGTGGTACACGTTCGCACCAAACTGCTTGACCTTCCATACATCAATTTCATTAGCCATAAAAGTCTCCTTAAAGACAAGTTAAAGTTTTAATTTAAGTTTTGTTCGATAAGTTGCCCTTACGGATTTATCTATAAGTAGATTTTGACGGACCTATAAGGCTACCCTACTACTTATGTAAATAGGATAGCCGAGGTAACGATTAGTGTCAATTAAGTTTTGCAAATAATTCAGATACTTGTTTGTGTGCTGCTGCGTGTCCTACATGATCTCTGTTCCAATATGGGTGATTCTTGTCTTTTAAGATAGAATCAAGTTCGCCTTGAAGATCAGCTGGTGAATTTCCAGAATCCTTTCCTTCAATTATCTTGGCTTCTTTCATTGATCCACCGATCTTTTCTAATAACTTAATAAGCATAGGTTCTGAACTGAGTCCACTGTTTTGAATAAACTCTACAATTTTATCATCTCCAAACTTTTTAAGTACTTCTTTAGCGGTATCTAATTTAGAATCAAACGCATCTCCCCATTCCTTTTTAAGTCCGTTAATGGCATCTTCAACTTTTGTCTTAGATTGCTGAGTATATGCATCTCTTTTTGCCATTGCATCTGCTTCTAACCTCTTGACAAACCCATTCATTTGATGTGGAAGAATTCCAAGTTCATGTCCAATCTCTTGAGCTTTACTATAGAATTCATCTCCAAGAACAGTATTTTGTTCCTTTTCTAACTTGTACTCTTCTTTCTTAGGAAGTCCAAGTTTAGTAAATACCTCATTCCATTGTTCTTGTGTTGCACCTTTTTGTGGAATTGTTACTTTATCAGCTCCAATCATCTTCTGGGCATGCACATAGGATTTAACAAGTGAGTTCATATCCTTAATGTTTTTAACAGAAGCTTCATTTAGGAGTTCTGCATCCACTCCTTTTAGGAACTCTGGAACATCTACATTTACAGGTGGATTAGTTGGCGGCTCCTGTGTAGTTGTTTTGTTTACTTGTGGATCAGTTAATAAGCTCATCAGATTCTCCTTTCGATTGTCTCTCAATTAATTCAATTAATGTATTGAGATCGACGTTAATATTAGATAGAATATACAAAAGTACATTCCTTTTTCCTTCGTTTACTAAAAGATCATTAGCTTCTCCTCTATAGCAATTTCGAAGAAGTCCACACTCTCTAATTAAATCATTAAGAATTATTTGTCCTTTTTCAGAGGCAAAAACGTCTTTGTAAGCTTTCACAAGCTTAACTTTTTTCCAAGGATTTAAGTTCATTTCTACTCCATGTTGTTAATCATCGGTGCCATATCTTTCATCATTTGAGCATTCTTCATACTGCTTTCTTCCTCTGCTCTAACTCTGTTAGCTTCTTGTCGTGTCTGTCTTAACTGCTTAACTTCCACATCTTTTCTAATCAAGTTAGCAGGTAACATATAAGCTGATGAAGCGTACTTCAAAATTTTATCTCCATCGAAATAGTCGATGGTTTCTGGCTGTGATTGAATAATCGGAGCAATTGCACTGATTACTTTATTGATATTGCCAATCTCTGCGGCTCTTTGAACTTTTGCAATCTGTGAACTGTATATGAATTCTACATTCTTTTTAGCAATAATAGATGGTACTGGCTTGAATAATTTCTTTCTAGAGCAGATATTAAATACTCTAGTAATGAGAGGTTTAAGTAACTCGTTATGTTGTCTTCCAAGAATAGGAGCTAGAAGTCTCAATTGCTCATCGGTTCTTTGCATAACTTCTGTGGCTGTCATCTGCGGACCATCTCTTAATTGTAGTTGGTCAATAAAGAAAGCCTGTTGAATCTTATAGCGTGTCGATTCCACCATTTCTCTTGACAAGTCAAGACGTATATTTTGGAACAATGGTTTTATTTCATCCTGTGTTCCTGATCTATAATAAGTAATTCCAAAAGGTTGCATCTTAACAGGTAAAATAAACCCATCATCAGGTACTGCTAATGGAGGAGCAATCTGTAACTGTGCTGCTTTAATAATAGATTCCATCATTTTATTAAGCATCTTTATATCTGGTAGTGCTTTCATTGCAGGAGAACGTCCGTAAACCTCTCCTGCTATTTTTGTCCAACGAGGAACAGCCCAAGGAAATTCCTTATAACCTCCCTCACTGAGTAAAATATTTTTATCCTTCAATACGTAATAAGCAGCTATCTTATATTCTTTAGAATTTTTAGCAGATGCATAATCCATTCCGTTTTCACGTGGCATGATCGCATGAATAATCTCATATTCTTTTGTATATGGATCGTTCTTGCATTCATTCTGCATCTCTGCATCCATCCATTCTTCACCGAACTTCTGCTTAATCTGATGAAGATTCATTTTAAATTTTCTAAAGATCGTATCAACAATACCTTTATCATTTTCTAGGATATATAATTCGAATATCGATCTAGCCTGAAATCTAACCACATCAATATCATCTTCTTCAATTAGGATAGCTCCTGTTCCAAACGACCCTTCATCCAAATACAATTCGTGAATCTCTGTCTGGAAATTAGAACTATTGAGTACATTATGCATCACACGAACAGCATCACTTAACCACGCTCTAGCATCGTCATTATTATCCAACTCCTCATTTCCTGTAGTTATTCCAAACCAAGGAACTGACGGATTAGTAAGCATACTGTGGAGTGCACTCGATAACAACTCATTAGAATGAATAGCCGTTGCATCTAGTAATTCATCTCCACGCTTATCACCTTTAGCCCTCCAACCATAAGGATCATTCTTAGCAGGTTGTACATATTTAGCAATCTCTTGCCAGTATGTTGTCCAGTTACTCCGAAGTGATTCAGCTTTCTGTTGAAGGCTGAGAACTTTAGTTACTAATTCTTTACTCATAATAATGTCCCACCTATAACAGAAGCAGCATCTCCTCCTGTTAATAATTCTTTTCGTGTAAGTGTCTTAGATAATGTCTTCTGTCTTTCCTGTGCGATACCTAAATAATAGTTGAAAAATTCTCCGAAGAACGGATTAGCCGACTCATTTAGTTCTGCTGTTCTTTGAGCCAATCCAAGGGCATAGTCTCCTTTCTGTGAAAGAAGTTGCTGCGAGCCTCTGACCAAAGTAGGATGTTGATTTGTGCCACCTGCATCCGCTGGATTGTACGTTCCTTCCCAGTAATTATCTTTGAAATATACATCGTTGAAATCGACTAATGTGCCTTGTACTGTCGATGAAAATTCATAGGAATCACCGAAGAATCCACCATCAGAACTTCTATAAGATGACGCAATTTCAGCTGTACGTTGTTTCGTCGTTGCCATTCCCTACTCCAATATATTATAATTCTCGTAAGCCGCCTGTGGCAAATGATTAGTGTTTATTATATTCTTATTAGGTCTTATTGACAATGCCAAATATCTAAATGCGTCAGCTCCGTTCGATGACCAATCATGCAACGGCTTATCTATATATATCTTATTTTTGGCATCCCACTTCTTCTGATAGTTCTTTAAGGCAGATATTCCTCTCTCGCATTTCTCTGCATCAAAAAAGCAACGAGGAAGTACCATCCTTGCAGCGTGAATTCCATCTTCGATAGACAGTCTTGGCAGTATATGTATACGACCAAGTCCCAATTTTCTCAAAGTTTCCACCCGTGAATTCCCTGTTTCTAGTGACCTAGCATTTGCATCATGTGGTAAATGGTGTTCGTGATATATGTAAGACTTCTCTTTTATCATCTTTACGTAATGTTCCAATCCCTTGCCCGACATTTCGTAGTAATCAATCAGATGTACCTCTGTCCCACAGCGTTGGAAGAACCATATAGATGTCGTATCACCGACACCTAAATCCCATGCAGTCTCTACAGGAACATGGAGGTCATAGGCAACCTTTCCAAGTCGCTTATCCTTCTCCAAATCTTCCATGTACTTCCCATAGTACGATCCGACAAGTGCCGCTGTGAAACTGCACTCCATCTCCTGTGCAAACTCTTCATCTGTCATTTCCTGCCGTAGTGCTTCATATTCCTCTGGATCGATAATCCCTGTCTCAGATGCTTTATATAATGCAGCATACCATGTTTCAGTATTCTTTTTTGCAAAGTTAAATACATCGAAGAAGTGATTTTGACCTCTAGGAGTTCCGATGAATATAGCCCAACCCTTTCTATCCGCTAATGCAGGTCGTATAATGGTTGTCCATATTGCAGGGTTCATTAATGAATATTCGTCTAGTATTACTCCATCCAAATATATACCTGCCAGTGAATCAGGGTTATCAGCACCCAATAAGTAGAATGTTATCTTATCACCTAAATGCGGTCGTTCAATCTCAATCTTTAATTCCGATTCATTTACATTTCTACAAGGTATATTCTTTGTATATTCTTTCAGATAGTTCCATGCAATTCTCTTAGCCTGTCCATATGTAGGTGCAATATAGGCATACTGTGGATTCTTTCGTCCGTTCCTTAATGCTCGGTCTATCGCTTCATTCAACACAAATACAGTCTTTCCAAATCGTCTATGGCAAACAAGTACAATAAATCTAAATAACATAACAGCTGTATGCAAGAACTGTTGTATGGGTCTTGGCTGATATCCTGTCGATATAATTTGTACAGAGTTGTTCACTATTATCTCTTTATTCCTGTATCCACAATGATAGTTAAAGGACGTTCTGCATCACCTGTTACCTTAGTTCTATTTCCATATAATTCAGGATTCATTTTTTCAGCCATCCACTTATATGTGTCTACTTGCAACTTAGAGGCTGCCAGTTCATCTTTAGACTGTCCTGTTGCAAGATCAGCTGTTAAAACTGCTTTGTTTGCAAACGCTTCGGCTGCACATTCTCTTGCTTCTGATAGGGCTAATGCAAAATCTGGATGATGTCTTTTCCAGTAGTATATAGTGTCAGTATCAGGCAACCCATTCTTATTTCCTATTGATGCAATAGGGTAGCCATCTCGTATCATGGAACAGATTGTTGCAGCGTCTTGTAGGTTATATTTTTTACGCTTATTTATATTATAGAAATCTTCTGGCTTAAATTTAATTATGGCACCAGTTTCTAAATCTTGTTTTTCTAATTCGCCTGTTTCTTTATTTAGGTAGGTAACAACGTTGCAATCATCCACGATTGTCTCCTTAGAGATCGTAAAATTACAGTGTTGCAAAATATTTAGGTATAGTCAACTTATTATTATTGTGCTGTGCGTTAAGTGTTTTGGTGAAATTTTATCGGGCTGGACGGTGGACCCATCGACCAATCGCAAGACTGCAAAGTTTGGGGGTACGGCATGACTTTAACAATCTAATAGATTTTCAAGCTAATAGGCTACTCATCGCCCATCTTTCAACTATTAGGTCAAACTAATACATGAACAATATCAACGAGTTACAACTATTAGGTTAAACTAATACATGAATGATAACAACAACTTGAACATAGACCATATGAAATTTTTCCAGGTGTCAAATAACCCGACGCACAATAGCTTCATTGACACGCCGACATATCCTCCCATATTCATAGTCAGTCAAATAATTGACAACTGTTCACGCAATTTCAACTACTTGCGTGTTGGCACGAATACTGCACTATGGTCGACAAGCAACCGCCGATCGGCGATCAACAAAGGGGAAACAATGGAACAGGTTGT